TTATTGGACTCGAAAGAAATCAACAGAGTGAAACTAAACACTCTGATACAATTGTTAGAGTTCTCAAGAATCGCTACTCTGGGGAAACAGGCATTGCTTGTCGATTAAACTACAACCTATCCACTTGTAAATTCAATGAAACAGCAGAATTCGACGCAACAACAGATTTCTAAACCTAACCCTCCTAGTGCAGAGGCAGTCAAACGTGCACAATTTGTAGACAAAACTTACCACTGGAATAATGCTGATCTTCGATCTGGAGACAAACGGACTTCTTAATGATGCTACCAAAATCCACTGTCTTTGCATCTACGACACCGACACTGAAAAAACGATGGTCTTTAATGATCAATCGTTTACGTCAGCTACAGAGAGACCAGCGGCGGAACCTATCGTGCGCGGTATCCAATACCTCGAAGACGCTGATTGTATTGTCGGTCATAACATTATTAATTATGACCTTAGCATCATCACTAAGTTTTATCCATGGTTTAGACGTATTGGTGATTGCTTGGACACTCTTCTGCTTAGCCGTCTTTATCATCCGAACTTGATAGAGATCGATAAACAAAAGACATGGACTGGTATGCCACTTAAACTTTACGGGTCGCATTCACTAGCTGCTTGGGGTTATCGCCTTGATGAAGCTAAAGGTGATTACTGTAAAGATACCGATTGGAAAGAATGGTCACCAGAAATGGAGGACTACATGATACAAGACGTTACTGTCACAAGGAAACTTTGGAACCACTTTCAACCATACCTGAATGGATCACGCTAGAACATGAAGCAGCAGAAATCCTCACACAACAAGAACTACATGGATGGTACTTTGATGAACGTTCTGCATGGCAACTTGCATCAACTCTCAGACAAGAGCTTGAAAAAGTTAATCAATTACTACGCAACAGGCACCCTTACGTTGCCGGACCAGTATTTACTCCTAAGCGAGATAATCGGACCCAAGGCTATGTCAAAGACGCTCCATTTACACGTCTTAAAGAATTAAATACACAATCAAGAGATCATATTTCATGGATCCTGCAAACATTTCATGGTTGGATTCCAACCCAGAAGACACCTACTGGGAAGCCTATCATCGACGAACCGATATTGAAGGAGATTGGGACAGAGACTGCCCTTGCATTCCTCCAGATTTTGACGATAACGAAGATGCTTGGAATGATATCCGAAGGCGCGAACGCTTGGCTGAAGCTATGTACGACTGCTAGTCGGATACATCATCATTGTTCCGTCGCTACTTCTACTTTTAGATGCGCCCATCGAAACCCAAACCTTGCCCAAGTACCAAGTGACCCACGATTTAGAGAACTTTTCTTACCATCTCCAGGTCAAGTCATGGTCGCTGCTGATTTGTCTGGGATTGAGTTACGTATGTTGTCTCATTTCCTTGCCAGATATGATGATGGACGATATGCAGATATCCTCCTCAACGGAGATATACACCAAGTCAATGCTGACAAGATAGGAATATCTAGGAAGCTTGTAAAAACCGTAACGTATGCTTTCCTGTACGGCGCAGGTGACGAAAAAATTGGACACAGCTATGACAAACTTCTTTCATCCCCGAAAGCCAAGAAAAAAGGTAAGGAAATCAGAGCGGCATATATTGACGCGATTGATGGACTCGATAAACTCCTGGCATCTATCAAGACAGCTTCAGAAAGAGGATTTATCAAAGCTATCGATGGCAGAAAAATTATGGTGGATAGCCCGCATAAAGCGTTAAATTACTGCCTGCAGGGTAACTCCGCCATCCTGGCAAAACGTTGGATGGTTATCAATCAACAAAACATTAAAGAATTAAATTTATGTTGTTCACAACTAGCCTTTGTACATGACGAATTGCAATTCGAGTGTTCCCCTGAACAGACAGCTGACCTATCAACATCCTTGGTATTTAGCAGTCTCGCAGCTGGAGAATACTACAACCTCAGAATCAGAATCGACGCAGAAGCCAAAACAGGAAAAAACTGGAGTGAAACCCACTAATGAGAAGTAAATCAATGATGGGAGTACAAACAGTAGTCCCGTTTACATCAAAGAAAACCCGTCAGGGTAACGGCTTGCATAGTAAGCCACGTAAGGGTAAGAAGAAATATAGAGGCCAAGGTAAATGAAGTTATTTGTTGACGCAGATTACATTGTTTACAAGGCTTGTGCCGGTGCAGAGTCAGAAGTTGACTTTGGTGATGATGTAATTGTAGTTGTCAGCAAATTCAGTGAAGCATACGCAGCAGTCAAACGTGAACTAAATAAAATTAAAAATCAGTTCATGTGGGATGTACCAGAGGTAGTTCTTTTCTTTAGTGATAGTACTAATTTCCGTAAGGAGATCATGCCTGCTTACAAAGGTCATCGCAATCGCAAGAAACCTTGTGGATACAAACGTGTTATCAATGCTCTTAAAAATGAGTACGAAGTAGTAATACTACCGACTCTTGAAGCAGATGATAGTATGGGTATCTACGCTACTAAATATCCTGGTAACATTATCGTTAGTCCTGATAAGGACATGCGACAAATACCTGGAACACTCTACACCATGGATGAAACCGTGAATGTGGAAGAAGCAGAGGGACAACGTTGGCACCTTATACAGACGCTTGCAGGTGACCAAACTGATGGCTACAGCGGTGTACCTGGAATAGGAATTAAACGTGCTGTTGCTTTGTTTGAAGATAAAGGCTACACTTGGAAAACAGTTGTTGATGCATTTGCTGAGAAAGATCTTAGTGAAGACATTGCACTACAAAATGCAAGACTTGCAAAGATCCTTACTAACGATGATTATGACTGGAGAGCAAAACAGCCCATCCTTTTTACCCCCTCCTCCGATTATGGAGTTGACAGTGGAACAGGACTTCAAGATAAGAAGGCTTGAAGACTTACTACCTAAAGCTGATAAAACAGATATCATTACATTGTTTATGGCGTTACAACGTCAGAACTTTGCACTTGCTAACACCGTATCCAACTTAGTCAAACAATGGCCCAATCACCTGAACACTACGGAAACAACTGGGAAGTAGGAGACTTCATCGTTAATCAAAACCTCAGTTTCTTTCAAGCTAATGCTGTCAAATACATTTGTCGTTGTGAATACAAAGGAGACAAAAGAAAAGACCTAGCTAAAGCAATTCACTATCTACAACATGAACTCGACAAAACACAATCAGACTGGGACAACACGCTTGAGTCAAGCAAAAGAATTCCGGGACGCTTACTCGGTGGTCAATTCACCGAATGGGACGAAGACTCAGAAATCTTTGATCGATGAAGAATGGTCAGAGTTTCACGAAGCTTTTCATTTAAAAGATGAACACGAACAATTAAAAGAGCTTTGTGATCTTGTCTATGTTTGTTATCAGTTTGCTGCTAATGAAGGCTGGGATCTAGATGAAGCTATGGATCGAGTTCATAAATCAAACATGTCCAAACTAGATGAGAATGGACAACCTATTTACCGCGCAGACGGTAAGGTCTTAAAAGGACCAAACTACAAACCTCCAAACCTAACTGATCTACTCAATGTCTAATTATATCGCACGTACAGGACGTGTTCAATCATGGATCGATGATCCTACACACCGCCTCCCCGTCAGCTGTACGGTCTACACCGTAGAGAATGAGATGGAGGGACCAAATGGTATCGAAGCGAGCTGGAGGTTTGCCTCACACGCTCTCAGGTATGGCGCAGGTTGTGCTATTCATCTCTCTAAACTTGACCCTAAAGGTTACACAAGAGAGTCAGGAGTCACTGCTTCTGGTCCTGTAAGTTTTGGTAAAATTTACTCTTCTTTAAATGAAATACTTAGAAGGGGCGGCATTTACAAAAATGGTGCGATTGTGTTGCACCTTGACCTATCCCATCCTGATGCTAGGGAGTTTATCACTGCTAATAGATCCGAACTACCTTGGGTCAAACGATGCATCAACATCACTGAAGAGTGGTGGCAGGATTGTACGTTCAAGGAAGACCTACTATATGGAATCAAATCAGGTGACATCTGGCTAAACAAAGTAAAATATGACAATGAAGGAAAGCGCATCAGAGGTAACGTCTGTCTCGAAGTATACCTGCCATCACGAGGTACCTGTCTACTACAACATATCAATCTTGGAGCCTGTGAGTTCGACGACATCCCACGAGCATTTGTTGAAGGTATGTCCGAATTGTGCAGCCTACATAGTAGGACAGCTGTCGGAGATTCTGGAGAATACCTCTCGCCTGAAATTGATAGACAGGTGGGACTCGGAATGCTTGGCCTCGCAAATCTCCTACGGAGGTACGGAGTAACATACGAACAATTTGGAAGAGCGTTAGATCAATATAACAACAATGAAATTATCCGATCTGCATCTTATGAACTTGTCTCTCAAATTGCTTCAGGAATTGAACAAGCAGCCTCAATTGCTCGCGAACATAATATGGTTCGAGCCTTTGCTATCGCTCCAACCGCCAGTTGCAGTTATCGAAGCGTGGATCTGGATGGCTATACTAGCACACCAGAAATCGCTCCACCTATCTCGAAGACAGTCGATCGCGACTCAGGTACTTTCGGAGTACAAACTTACAACTATGGTGACGTAGAGATTGCGTCAGAAGTAGGTTGGGAAAATTATAAAAGAGTTGCAGATGGCATTATGACAATGCTTGATCGCACAGGACTTCTTCATGGATACAGTTTCAACTCTTGGAGTGATTCAGTAACCTACGATAATGCATTCGTAGAAGAGTGGCTTAGGTCTCCGCAAACAAGCCTCTATTATTCATTACAAGTAATGAGTGATACACAAGATAAATCAGATGCATATGCTGCACTAGATGCAGAAGATGTAGAGAATTATTTGGAGGACATTTTAAA